TTTAGCGGCTACTATGCCAGCAATACCTGCTGTTAAGATAGTTACAGATTTTTGTAACTTACTTGCCATATTAGATGTAGTAGTAGCGATATTATCTACTGATTTATTTAACCTAGCGAGATCTGAACGAGCTTGTCTGGTATTACTTTGCACTTCAATTTGTAATGCCATTTTATATCCCTCGAAAAATAACCCTTACCTTAGTACTCCTCTAATAAGGAGCCTATCGATAAGGGCAGAGTTTGTTAAATAATTTTGACAAAAGAACCTTTCGTCTTAAAAAATTTGGACACAGTAGTTTCAATAAAGCGTGGAGGCGCTTGCAAAGAGGACCCTGCGTTTAGATCTTGAATATAGGGTGTACCATTAGTAAGGTACAACGATTCGATAACAGTATCTGGTATAGGTCCTAAAGGTACTACAGGTTGTCTAGCTGTAGCACTATCAAACGATTGCCCACTACTTTTAGTGAGCAACCAACTTGATCTTGCGCGTCCTTTGTCTACTGGTGTTTTAAACTGTAACTCAGCTAAGGTTTGAAATGCGGAAATACGTTGTGCACTATTAACCAATTTTGTTGTTTCTTGATTTAAGTTTTTAAAAGTGCTTTTAACACCTTTTAACTTAACACTAACTCGCACTCCCATATTATTTAACCTTTTTGTTTGCTGATTCAAGTAAAGCACCGAAAGCAGATTTACTAAGAGATGAGCGCATGATGTCTTCTTCCTCTCTTTGATCTTGCCATTTTTGTAAGGCTGAAAGAGAAGGGAATATTTCATGTCCCGATTTTTTGATACCTTGAGCATTCATCAACAGAGAGGCACGTTGGTCCTCTCTCCACCCAATAGGTCTCGCTTGTAAATATTCTGTCCATCTTTGTAACTCTGAAGCAGGCATTTCTTCTTCTATTTGGTAAACAGGCATCTTGAGATGAAACGCGAGGTCATAGAGCCATAGCTCTTTCTCGCTTAATCGTTTCCCTCGTTACCAGTCATTCCCATAACTGCTTCAGAAAGTTTAGTCAACTCAGCTACTGGAAATGAATCTATTTCATCATCAGTTAAATCTTCAGCATCTACAACAGACATTCTAATAACTGACCTTAAAAGAGCTAGTTGATCTTGCTCTTCTGTAGGTAGCTTTTGCATTGCTTTTGTTTCTTCTTCAATACGCTTTGCTTGGCCTACAGTAAGAACTTTAATTTCTACTTCACCATCCATAAATGGTGCTGTTTTAGTTTGGACTTGTCCTACAAATTTTTTCATTTTCTTATCCTTTATTTTCGAATAAATGTTTATTATGCTCTTGGAACTCATCTAAGATTTTATGCATCTTATTTAGTACATCGAGCGTTTCAAAAATTTCTGTTCTTTTTTCTACACTAGTTGTATCCGTTTCGTCCGAAAAGTCTTTGAAACGATCAAAAGTTTTACGACTACTAAAGTCGATATCTTTTTTCATATTGCGTAATGTGGTTTGCAATACAAACCCTTTATCAAATGGTGGTTTTTTATCCATTAAAAAATTCTCCGTATTATTATAAAGATAAGAGGGTCCGAAGACCCCCTACCTTGATATCTAGTATGTTATGCAGGTAGTGCGTAGCTGTGTGAAGAGCCAGCATCTACTAGACTGAATGGTCCATTGAAGTCGCCTTCAATAGTTACAGCCAAAGTAGCTTGTAAAGAGTCACTCAAAGAAGGAGTAATCTCGAAAGAAGCTACAGTTCCGAAGAAGTAGAAATCTGCATACTTGTCACCGCTATCAGCAGTGGTAATACCACTAGCCGCTGTAGTGATGTCTGCATCAGCGATTCTTACGCGGAAGCACAAACGAGTAGCGCTTTTACGTAGAGTGTCAAGAGCAGAATGCTCACTAGGAACGTAGTTTACAGTAAACTCCAAAGAAGGAGCGTCAGACTGTCCACTCACCTGAGATGAGCTTGCTTGTCCGTATACTGGAACGTTAACAACGTTTGCAGGAGTACCTAAAGAAGGAAACTCACGGATGTTACCAACGTGAACTGCCGCTGAGTCTGGAGTTTCGTCAGTAGCATCAGCTGCTGCTAGGATAGTTGATGAGTTAGAAACGAACAAGCCGTGCAGTGCTGCTGCAGTGCTAGTTGCGCTGTTTGCTGTATTTGGTACGTAGTCTAAACTAGTAAATTTAGACGCACCGATTGAAGTAATGTGTGCCATTGATATATTAACCTTTGGTTATAAATTAGTTGAAGTAAGTAAAATCTACCGAGAAATCACCCCTGAACAGTTCGGGATTATCTTTATCGATCCCTAGAACAGTCAGTGAACTTTCTTCAGTTCTAGTACCTTGTCCTAGTTGTTTACTTTGTAATAAGTTGTCAAGTAAATCTGCAACTTCCATTAGGCGTTTAGAGCCTTTGTTTGCTTTAATGTAGATTTGAATAATTATTTTTCCGTCTATACCGAACCTGTTATAATCAATATTACCTTCTAGAGGTAATACTTCTATTTTAACAAATTCTGAAGTACTAGCAGGAACTATATAGTTTACTGGATATGCACTTATCTTATTAGTTTTCCATGATGCAGTAGCAAATTGGCTTTCTACATCATTGAGGATTTGCGTGTACTTTGACATACTAACCCTCCGCTACTAATAATGTGATAAGTCCCGGCTCTTTTGAGTAGGATATAATTGTATGAGCGCTATCAGCTATAAAAACTTCGTCATAAGTAGAAGGGTTTTTCAAGTCTGATTCTTTGATAAGCAGCTCTTTCCGAGGTGCTAAAATCTCTGAATCATCTGGTTTTTGTTTTACATACGTTACAATAGCATCGACAGATGTTTCCTCGTAAGTATCTTTTGTTGTACCAGTTGAAAAATCATAATTACTTGTTGACTTAGTTTTTAAGGTTACACTCTCAACCAAATCACCTACTGCAGAAAATGCCTTATCCACAGATGAGTTAATCTTGTTTCGTAGAGACATTTAATACCCCCACCAAGAGTTCCCCGATTTATTTAACATTGGTTCAATGATTCTTCTGACTACTCTAGGTGTAGTTGAAGCATTCTTTATGTCTCCTAGAGAAATAGAGCCTACTCCTACTTCTTTAATTTCACCAGTAGAATCAAGTAAACCATCGTTATTTAAAAGGTGATAGGCTAATTCGTAAGTTGCCCTACGAATCAACCTTATATCACGTTTTAAACTAGTTTCGGTTTCATCTGTTGTGCTAAATGTATAATTAGCATCGAATGTAAGACTTAGCCCTCTAGAGTGGTCCTTAAAAGAACCATCTCTTCGGGGAAAAGCTAAAGCTTGTGTAGCGCTAACTACACTTCCTTTCCATCTCATCTGATCCAGAGTCAATGAAGCGGTAACTAAAGCCTGTTCTTTATATTCGCATTCTGCATTATTCCAAGCAGCAACATCTAAACGATCTTCAAAGTAACTGTTAGCTTCAGATAGATTCACGAATGAATTAGTACCTTTTGTTATTGCCATTTCAGTTACCTCCTGAAGGTTTACTTATGGATAATTGGAAGAATACCTAGGTTAAGCATATCTGCTTTACGTTCCCAAGAAGCACCAGCTGCTAGAGTAGCGTTAGTAGCAAAAGCAGTTGCAGTTCCTGCGAAGTTATAACCACGAGGATGCATTACGAAGCCCCAACGGTACCAAGCAGTAGTACGGCCTGAACCCATGCCTACACCTTCATTACGCTCGATAGCAACTGGGTTTGGCACGTCTGTAGCAGCCATGAACAATGAACCCGGAAGAAGCATGTAAGAAGTTTTGAAAGTAGTAGCATTGCTACCTAGACCAGTGTTTGTTGCAGAAGCACTCAATGAACCGAAGTTACGGCTTACGATTACTCGCATTACGCCACCAAGCAAAGTTTCGAAAGAGATGTTACCATCAGTAACACGCTCATCGTCAACCAAGTTAGCAACTTTAATGTCTAGATATGTTTCAGGAGAAACAACTACGTATACAAAATCAGGAGCGTAGTCAGACCATGCACCCATTGCACGGATAAGGTGCTCAACTCTTTTGCCCGGAGCTGATTCAGTTAGGTCAACAAGACCTTCTAAAGTAGAACCAGTACCGATAGTGTCGCTAGATGCAGCTACGTAACCGAATGCTTTAGTAGCATCGCCATCTACTGCGTTACCTGCCCATACTTGGCTGTATAGAGTAGCAGCTTGGTTACCATCTGTGCCTGCGTCTGTATCTACTTGTTTAGCATTAGCAGTAGCAAGTTCAGCGTTTAATACACCTGATAGGCAAGAACGTAGAGCTTGATCTTCGTCTTCTGCACGAGTTTCAGCAAAGTCACGAGCGATCTTCTCTAGACCTTGTTCGCCAGAGATAACTGATTGTACCATGTACTCGTTAGCACCGTGAGTACGAACAGTCTTGATGTAAGTTTGAACTTCAGTGCTGATGTTAGTAGTTTTACCGTAGTCTTCACCTTGGGTAGCTACGTTAACAACTGCATTAGAAGAACCAGTAGTGTCTTCTGCAGAACCACCGGTAGCACCTACTGCGTAAGCACCAAGAGGTTTGTAGAAGCGGATTTGACCAATAAAGTCTTCACCGTTTGCGTTGATTTGAGCGTCTGTACCTACGATTTCAGTAGAAACAAGTTTCTTTGCACGTGTGTACATTTCATCTGAGTAAGCAGAGATCGCTTTATTAAGAGTGCCGAATGCACTTGAAGAAATTGCCATTTTTTAATTTCCTTAAAATTTAATTTAAAAAGTTAGTTTAGTTACAACCACTTCTTGTCACTTCCAAGATGTCCGGCTTGCGCTGCAGCCATAATCTCATCTGTTGTCATTTCGCTTAGTGGTTTAGTAGAGTCAAAACCTCCAGTTGGCGTTTGCATAGTTTGTTGACCAACACCAGAGGATTGTTTAGGTTTAAATAAAAACTCTTTGTCATCATCCTTTCGGAAACTGTCAATGAAGTCCTTAATAGAAGCGCCAGTTTTATGTACCCACTGACCATTCTCGTTCTGTACTAGTTGAGATACGACATCTCGATATGCAAAGTCTGCTGCAGTATCGTTACGGAAGTCCAAGCTTTTCAGAGAATCACGAACAGCATTATCCCGAGTAAGCTCGGTAATTTGCTTTTCTTTTTCTACTAATTTAGCACTGATTTCTGTAAGCTTCATGTCAGAGGCTTCTTTATGCTTACCTTGTTCCTCAAGGCGAGCAATTTCTGCTTTCTTTTTCTCTTCTTCAAATGCTACAGCTTTTGTAATAGCATCATCACGTTGAGAATAAGCAGCATTTAGTTTCTCTTTAATACCTGCAAGTTCTTCATCCACTTTAGCTTGGATAATCTTGTTGAGGTCTTCAGAGTTAACAGAAGGGGAACTGGTTTCTTCTTCATTAGTTACTTCGTTTTCAATTTCGTTTTGCATAATATTTTCTCCCGGTCACGGACCGTGTATTAGTAAAAAGCACAGCTTATATACTAGTTAAAAGTTAAAAGAGTTATAAATAGATTTTTAGGGACCTATTCCATAAAAATCCCATCCTTCAGGTATATCATCAAGGATGTCTTTGGCAGTGATGCCGTTCTTGGGGTTTAAAAGACCTTCGGCTCTTGCTTTACGCAAAAGATTCTGGTACGACTCTTCAGAGAGTCCTCTTTTCCTCATTGCTTTGAGGGTGTTTAAGAGTGTTTCACCTTCTACTGCTAAAGCATAAATTTCTCTTAGTTCAAATTTAGCTTTAATAGAGTCGGCCAAGTTAGTATAGAAACCATCATGGATGGTGGATGTCTGAATACGATTCTTCTTTCCCCAAAGATGGAACCACCGAACAATAGTTGCATCGTTCATATGATTACCGTTTACTCCTAAACCACTACGTGCTCCAATAATAGATTGTTTTCCTAAAAACTTGTTATCCGTTATTGAATCCTCGTAGATGTTAGAAACCTTCCGTCCTGTCACAGGATCAATAAACTCAATCCTTTCTTGAACAGTAGGCCTGTATCGCTGAAATAACAATTTACCATCTACTGTAACCCAAGGTATGTCTACTCTTTGGGATTCAGTGATGTAAAGGGTCGCAACGTCTTTCCAGAAAGCTACAAACTTTTCTGTTACTGGAGCAATATCTTTCAAATGCCCACTCATTATTTGAGCTACTTGTTTGAACTGATTAGGTCCAATCAAGCCACCCCTAACGTTGGTCAGCTTCTTAATAAACTCTTCAGAATCAGGATGTAAGTCTTGTGCCATAGCAATAAGACGATTCCCTATTGGAGAGTTATTATTTATTACGTAGTTAGCTTCTCTTTTTAATTCTTTGAGAGCTGCTACTACTTGTACTGCTTGATCTGCTTCTGCTTTCTTAATAGCTATATCAAGAGATCTATTAAACTCACGAAGTTCATTAGATGATATAACTGTGTAATCTTTTTTAGCAAGAATTTTAGCTAACTTGCCTTCGATCGCAGCTGCTTGAGTTGCTTGTCCCGCACCATAAAAGGCTACCATAGACTGTCCTTTAGCTCCTTTTGCAAGGTCTCCAAAATCAATATCATTCCCAATAGGGTTGATTTTTCTAAAGGCAGGATCAGACAAGGTTCTCTCTGCAACAAGGTCATATAAACGATTCTTTCTATTTGTCGCCACAACATTAGAAGCCTCTGCTAATGCTCTATCTCTAGTGGATAGCGCAATTAACTGAGCACCAGATGCAGATGCATCGTTTTCATTACCTAGCTGAGTTTTATAAGTTTTTAGTTTTGCAACATTAGAAAAGTCTCCATCTACATGATTGTAGATACGAGTGTATTCTAAGGCAAATCTAGCTAACTTGGGTAATTCTTCAGGTTCGATAGATTGAACTAATGGGTGTTCTAAGAACTCCCTAATTCTTCTATCTCTTTGAGTTTTGGATAATAGCAATGTGCCCAATTCACGGAATTGTTTTTCTTTGGCTTCAAATGCTGCTATCCTTCCAGTGTTAGTTAAAACACTAAAAGCTTCTCCTGTTAAAGTACCTAGCTGTATTTTTAATTCTTCTAAAACTAATTCATCAATATTCTTAGCAATCTTAGTGTTTAAGAAAGGTCTCACGAATTCACCACCTGCAGGATGTAGATAACCTTGAGTATACACTCGTCCTCTACCATCTATCTGCGCCCAGTTTCTCCATGATGTATCATTCTTGAGATGCCATCTAACCGATTGCATCATACCTAAACCCATCTCTCCACGTTGTTGAATAATTTTACGAAAACTATTCAATTCATCGTATTTAGCTACGCGACCTCTAGGATCACGAAAGTGAGCTAAGTCATCAAAGAATGAAGCAAAGTCAGTATCTATAGACCATTCTGCATCCATAGCATGGTTTAACATACTAGCAAAATCTCGATCAATAAGATCTTGATCATAGTTACCTGATGCTTTTCTAGTTACTACATTGATAGAAGTTCTATTTCCTCGTGAATCGAAAAATTTCTTTTCACCGGCTCTAACAAACAACCTGTCTCTGTCGTTAACAATACCAACTCTTCTAGAGTAAATTAACTCTCTATTAGCTCGTTGCAATAACAACATCTTAGGGTCTAATATTTGAACTTCTCGAGAAATAGTATCTTTGTAAGAACCTAAAGCAGATCTACCGCTATCAAGGTCTACAACACCTCTACGTGTAATACCTCTTAATCCTATTCTAATTTTACCTTGATCTTTTAATCCATCTAAAATATTAGAACCCATTTTATGGTATTCTTTTAATGTAGGTGATTTAAAGAATATTTCTAAATCGGAAATTTCTGATTGATGCAACTTCTTCCCTATTATAATAGCTAAACTATCATAATCAGTAGATTCACCAGTTGCAACATCTTTCATTATCTCAGACATTAGTTTTACGCGTCTTTTTAGAAAGTTCGGAGTACCAGATTCCTGTATATAATCTGCTTTCCTTTTAGTGTAGAACCACTCTAAGTCTAAAAATCTGCGTTTACGTTCTGAACCTGATCTCAGAAATTGAGTGAGGGCAGAATCAGTAGGTTTACCTTCCCACTTTTTAACAAAGGCTTTACCAAAAGGTAATTTTTCAATTTGTTTTATTATAGTGTCTTTTGCAGAGTTAAACTTAGGTAAGAAAGAAGGTAACTTTGGAAAATAATTTTTCAAAGGAGATCTTCCTTGCAAATACAAAGTTCTTGCTAAGGGCAATCCTTCATTAACTGCCCAATCTCTAACATACCTTTGGTTATCTAAGGTTCTATCTGCAATTTCATTAAATGTAGTCCACTTACCCATGATTTGTATTTGAGCAGTTTCACCATCTGGTCCAAATCGATACATCTGTGATCTAGCACGAGATCTACGATCTAATATACGAGAAGTGTTAACTACAGAATTAGATAATTCCGCTCTTAATACTGCTGCAAGATTATCCCAAGGTTTTTTATCTTTGGCATATCTTTCTAATACAAGTCTTAAGTTTTCTACAATGACAGATTGCTGATTAACAGAAACACCATCATTTTCTAGAGACACTACAAAACGTTTAACAAAGTTCTTTTGTTCTTGATTCAATAATTTAGATGAATCTAGAAAGTCTAATCTTTCTTGAAACACATTAAAATCAGGATCATAAACAAGGGTTGATTTAACTTCGCCAGTTAAGGGGTCAACTCCTGAATTTCTTTCATCGAATTGATTATTCGCTCTTCGTCTACTAACTTTCTTACCCGGTATCGAAGTACCTCGGTAGTCCGTTAATGCTAATGTAGAGTTCACATTGTGAGCCTCTGCCCTGAAGAATAATCTTAGATCATCTTCAACTTTAGTATTACGAATTAAAGTACTAGGTCTTGCTGCTGCAACTGATAATGAGTTGATAATATTAGAACCAATAACTTTTTGTCTGACTGGAGTTGTGTTTGTGTTTTTATTATCCAATCTACGTAGAGCTGTGAGTGAAAGCGCTTTACCGCTTGCTGTGGTAAAACTCTCCAAGGGGAGTTGACCGTTATCAAAAAGATCTACTTTCTGCGTATCTCCTTGAAAGTGGCGAACTTTGGTATCTCTTGGTTGTCTTTTTAACCAAGTTCCGTATGTTTCTTTTTTAGGCACTGAGCCATTTAATCTTATTAAAGTAGCAGCACTTACTGCTTTTAATGCTCGTGATTTAATATTAGGGGATGTACTCTCTAGAAGCTCACCGTGTGATTTAATAACAGGAACTAAAGTACTACGACACCGCCAATGGAGTGGGGGTGTGAAACGGTCGTCATTTAAGTCGTATACTTTTCCATCGTGGTGAGCACAAATTGCACTCGTGCGACTATCCAAAACAGCTGTAAAACGAACACCTTTCATTATCTCTTCATTTTCTCTTAGAGAACTAAGTTGAGATACAGATTGAGTTCTAGTTATTGCAGTGCGGACTAAGGCAGAAGCTTGCGCCTCCGTTAATCTGGTCTTACCTATGACGTCACGAATTATTCTTTCATTAGTATGACCTTGTGAAAGGCCTGTACTAATTGAAGTTCTCATTCGTGTTAATTCGCCAGAGCCTATACCTTGGATACGTTTGGCTAGATTTCCATCGCCCCGAACATTAACACCTACAATCTCTTCTAGCACTTTTGTAGACTTTGGTCTTCTTATATTTGCATAAGTGCCTATAGATTTAGCAAGATTGTTTGTGGTGAAGTCCACCTCAGTAATACCATAATCCTTCATGTTATTACCAAGGTAATTAGACATCTCGGCTACAAACCTTTTATTTTCTGGTTTGATGATACGATTAAAGGTATTGTTACGATCAATCGGACCTGCAGAACCAAATAATTTACTTAAACGTTTTCTATGCCGTCTAATAATTCTTTTGGTATTAGTTTGTACGCCTTCTTCGTATAGCCGAGTCATAGCGTTATGATCAATCGTGCGATCATATAAATCATCATTGATGCTAGACATATACGCTCCTATTATTTAGTTATTTAAGATCAGAAGCTTTTACTACTCTAGAGCCGGATTTGTCACTTACAAGTACTCGACCTTTGTCTAGTATAGCTTCAATGATAATACCTTCTTTAGTAATATCACCAGCTTTAAACGTGTTCTCTTCTTTATCGATACTTATTTCTTGTTTATCAACAACTTTCGCTGTTTTCTTAAGCTTAGGCTTAGCCATATTAATTCTCCATTAATGCTTCAGCAGCATGAGTAACAAATTTAACTGTCTTCTCATTACTTAAAGTTTTTTGGTTAGCCGCTATTTCAACAAAATTGTTATTTATAGCGACTATTTTCCAAAGTTTATTTTTACTTACCATACCTACAAACAACACATTATTTTTCTGAGTTGTCTTCGGCATCTTCTTCCTCATTAGTGATTTCTTCAGGTTGGGAATCCATTTGTTTTAGCATGTCATCCATCGGTTGAGAATCCATACCACCCATAATCAAATCATCTTCATTGATTTCTTGTTGACCTATCATGTCATCATAGTCAGAATCAATAATATCATTTGCTTTTGCAATATCTAAGAAAGTAGATCTAGGTATAATTCCAGTTTGATACCATTCAGTTACTAAGCGTAACCAATCTGCGCCAATAGGTGCAGGGTTTAAGTCTGGAGTTAAATTAAACTTAACGTCTTCAATTTTATAACTTGTACCGTATTTCCAATTCATCATCCAAACAATTACTTTACGCATTTGTTGAGATACTTTATTTGAAATAGATGCTAATAAAGCAGACTGCCCTGCATTTCGGATTTCTAAAGCAACACCAGAATCTCTACCACCGCCAGATTCTGCAGCCATCATTCTTATACCCAAACGAGCCATTTCGTTTACAGTATTTTGAATAACCATCTCCATGTCTCGCAATGCTTTAGATGGTGTTTCTAGAGCTTTAACATCGTCTCCTGCATTAACTTTAATCCAAGAACCGAGTCCAGCAGAAACCACATCTTCGAATTGATCATCTGTCATATCAGAAACTACAACAGGTGTATAGGTTGCGGCACCTAATAGTAAATGGTTTCTACGAGAAACTTTATTGTATAAAGAAAC